GAGACAATATCTTTTACACCCTGAGCTATTTTATTAATTACCTCTAAAATCTGATTTAATTTTGCGATAGTAGGCTCTAATATTTTACCAATTAGTTTTAATCCTACTGTTGTAATTTGAATAATATTTTTTAATGCTGTTCCTAATTCTGATTGTGCTGAAAATGCATTTGAAATAACTACTGTTAATTCTTTCCATGCTCCTTGGATTGTATCTGCTGTTTTCTTTTGAGCAGCAGCAGCAGCTCCAGCACTTGTTTTTTGTTTCTCAATTAACTCAAGATATTGCTCCATATTATTTAAGATAGGAGCCATCGTTTGAATAGCTTCTTGTCCAAATATTGATTCAAGTTCTGTAAAAGTTAATCCATCTAATTTCTTTAAGTTTGCGGCCAATCCTTCAGATGCAAGTGTTGCCGCAGAAATATTAATTCCTAATTTTTCTAATTTTGCTGCGCCTCTCGTTCCACCTAACCTTGCTAATGCAGCTTTTAAACCAGTGAAGGCAACTTCACTCTTAACACCAGCAGCGGTGGCTTGTGCAATAACAGCATTAACTTCTTCAAGTGGGACTTTCAACGTTGCAGCAACAGACGCAACTTTACCTATATTTGCAGCATATTCAGCAACAATAATTTTACCGTCATTCTGGGTTTGAATAAATTTATCAACAACTGCATTTGCTTCTGATGCTGATAGCCCATAAGCATTTAAAACACTGGTTGTTGCATCTCCGACAGTATTCAAATCAGAAAAACCGCCAGAGGCAGCTAGTGCTGAAGCTTTTAGTACCTTTGCTGTGTCAGCAGCATCAGTAAAACCAGCAGATGCAACGTCATAAGCGGCTGCTGTTAGCTCTAAAACACTTTGTTGATTACCAAGTTCTTGGGATACATCTTTCAGTCGAGCTACTAAGGCTTCACTATTAACACCCAAAGTTTCTACTTTCGTCTCGGCAAAATCCTGTTCTGATAACCCTTTAAATAAAGCGGTTACTGTTCCCAAAGCACCACCAAGCAATGCGATCGGACCGAGTGCTGCTTGAACAGCAGCCCCCATTCCTACAATCCCTGGTGTTGCCGCCCTCGCTCCCATACCTGCGGCTGCTGCACCTTTCCCAAAAAGACTTGCGTTTTTACCTCCGTGTTTTAAAGTCCCTCCCGTTTTCTTTATCGTATTTGCAAACTTATCCGCAGACGCATTAGCTCTCTTAAGAGGTCCGCTAACCTTGTCAACTAATACCAGCTCTAACGGAACTCTTCCAGCCACGTTGTTTTGTCTTACATAGTTTTTATTCTACCTATAACGCCTCGCCTTTTCTATTTCTTGCCGTTCTCTTTCATGTTTTAACTCATAATAAGCAGCAAAATATCTAAACTCCTGATCTGATAATTCGGTGCGGAGCTTACTTACTGTCATTCCTAATTCTGTTGCCAGGAAAAACTCAAAATAGAGCCAGTTATCCCCCCTTAATCGTTTTTTACTTCGTCTAAGCTTTCACCATCTTCATTTACATTAAATAAAAACAGTTCTAATTCATTTAAAACCTTTTCTGGTAATTCACGCTGTAACTTAGCAACATCGGCTAAAGCGAACGCCTTGGTTCCATCTTCTAGTTCTGCCTTTTGACATAACATTACTGTTGACTGCTTTAGGGCATTATCGCTATCAGATACACCTTGAACTCTTAAACGATCAGAGCGTGTAACTGGTTTAAAATAGAGGTCAATAATATGCTTATCTTCTATAAAAACCTCATATTTGCGACGTTCATTTAGATCAAATGAACCGCAAAGGAGGTCTACTGTGCGTTCCTTTTTTGAACTTGATGGGGTTGGTTGGGTTGTCATTAATTAAACAGCAAGAGCAGGAGCGCCGTTAAATGTAAAGTCTACACTTACAGTCTCCAGTTCCCCGACGCTAGCACCATACTCTGCGCCCGTCACCAATACCGTTCCTGTTATCTTTTTCCCTCCAGATTCGTCAAGGTATAACTCAATAAAAGAATTAGCAGGATCTTCGCCTGTTACGACCTCTTTTATAAGATCTAATTTGTCGCCTGAAGGTGCATCATAAAGAAGTTCACACGAACCACTTCCTCCAATCATGCCTCCAACAAAAGCATGAGCTGTATCCCCATGTGCATCAACCGAAAGAGATTCTTTGCTTAAGCTAGAACTCCATGATCTAATAGCAGCTATTTCTGATGTGCCGCCAGAAGCATCTTTGTCAAATTTGACAGTGCCTTGTTGTCCTCTATAAAAAGCCATAGTTAATTAGATGTCTAAGGTGATTGCTCCGTTAGAGACGAAGTTACAAGTGATGACTTCAACTTCTCCAACTGTAGCCGAATAGTCCGCAGAAGTAATGACCCCGTCGAAAGAGATCTTCTTCGTTCCTGTTGTGTCTAAATACAATTCAAACAAAGCTCCGCCTGCATCTGTTGCTGTATTTGCAGCTTCAATAAAAACATTAGTTTCATCAGAAGAACTTGCTGTATATAAAAGCTCAACAGAACCAGAGCCGCTAATAATACCACCGACATTTTTAGAATAAGTATCACCTAATGCTGTCGATTCAAGGACTGCTTTCTCGACAGTCATTGACCAAGAACGTGTTGATGTAATTGCCGCAGCAGAACTGCCCGCATCATCAAATTTAACTGAGCCTTGCTGACCCCGATAAAAAGCCATAATTAAAGATCCTCGAAGGTTTCAAAGGTCATTCTGACCTGAGTTTGGAAATAGCCTTCTGGAGCTGGCGCAGCCAACACTTCTGGCCCTATCGGCGCGTCAAAATGAACACCCGATACAATTATTCTATTGTATAAGTCTCTGACTCTTTTGCCGATAGTTAAATTAGCACCTGGCCCTACTCCAGTAGCAGTAAAAATATTAATTAAAACAATTCCATTCACTTTATTTTCTGATGAAGAAGAATCACCCATCGTCAGAAAAGTGCTATCAGAAAAGCTCATTAGGCATTGACACCAACTAGACGCAGGAGTTGGCGTGTAAGGCATGTTATGAAACACAACAGGAATCGCAGGACTACTTGCAAGTTCAGTTGCTAAACGTCCTTCGACTGTTGCTCTTACTGTGTTGAGATCGATTGCAGCCATAATTAATCAGCCATTTGCTCCCATAATTCTTCTGCCCTATCTTCTAAGTTTTTCGCAATTAAATCAAACCAACCGACTTCTACTTGATTGTTCTTGCTTTTAAAGCTTCCTCCCCAAGATGGTGGGTAAGGTCCACGACCTGCATTGGCTTCCGCATAAGGAAGATTGTTATGGATGCTATAAGTTTCGCCAAACTTTTCTTTTTGGTAATTCTTTTTATTAGGTTTAGTCACGTTTCCCCCATGCTTGCCCGCTGGTGCTTCTCCTCCTACTGCCTCGCCTTGTGCAATTTGCCAGCTCGCTCTCATCCTTCCCGTGTCAACAGGCGTATTTAATTTAATAGCTTGATCTGCTTCAAGAATTAACAACCTCATAAATTCATCACCTTTTTCGCTCCAATATTCAGGCATCTTGTCAAAATGAATTTCTTTCATGCTCTTAGAAATACCTCATAAGTAATAGCAGTTGTTCCGCCATCTGTAATCGTTTTAATTCTTATAATTTGATGACTAACTCCACCAATAACTACTCGATCAGTAGTAGTCGGAGTGTTTGTTAAGGCCGAAGCTGCAATTGTTACTTTCCGATCATCAGCTTGAACAAGCTCATTAACTTCTCTAACATTTACATCCTCAATTAAACCGCTCACTGTTGTATCAGAAGCGGTTTCTGCAATATTCCCAGTTGTTGCGTTATAAGTTCCTGTTGTAATGCGCCTGAAAGTTACATCATCGCCAAATTTAGCTAATGATTTTTTTGCAACACTTCGTAACGAAGAAGCTAATCCCATTAGAGGCTATAAGCAATAACTTGACCGCTTGCCAAGGTAATACTCGTAATAACACCCTCTACTTCAGAACCAACACCCATAGTTATTCCATTAATTGTGGCTGACCCGTTTTCTGTAAGGTTCTCAGCAACAAAGGTACATTCAGCAGCGGCTAAACAATGCACCTTGCCAAATCTGCCAGTGTGAGCTGAAGTGTCCGTAATAATAATTCCGGCTGGGTAGTCGTAAGACATGAAAGTTAACTCCTTTTAATAGAAACATTTCCAGGCCCACTTATTCTAAGACCCGTGAAGTATCTTTCAAAAAGTGGTGGAACCCTATCGGCTCCGACAGCACCATAAAAATTAGGTGTTACATCTAAACTTCCAACCTTTACGCTCTGATAATCTTCCAATCCGCTTAAACCAATACCGCTTGTATTGTTCTGCAAATAAACAGCGAGAACAACTTGAGCCTTTTTGACTTGATCTGGAATCTCGGTATCAGTGTAATAATCAGTCGTTATTCTAAATGGAAACCCTGTAGCGTAAGTATTGATATAGGTGTCGGGTTTTCTTACTCCTGTCCTCGGCCATTGAAGTGATTGGGTATCATCTGCTCTAGCTCCTAAAAATCTTTCGCGATCAATTCTCTGACAAGCAGTATATAAAGCCCGATTACGATAATCATCAGAAGTTGTTCCCGCTTCCCATGCTTTTACATCGTCGTCAGGAACTAACCCTTCAACAATTGCATTTGCATCAGAAAGAGTGATGTAACTATTCGCTGAGGCTGACCCTACTGTTGCGACTATCGTTATCGCCATTTGTTAAGACTTTGGCTTTTGGTTTACGTTTCTTTTTTGGCTTTGATGGTGGAACAGAAGCCGCCGCTTTTGCAGCGGCCTCGTTTTGTTCCCTCATCCGCCTAAATGCGGCCATGCCCATTAGCTAGATGCACCTTTTAGTGCAACAAAGTTAAGGACAATTGCTTCGCCTAAGTTTCCAGCAGATGTATTTGTGATTGTGATCGCAAATGAACCCGCTGCAACTGCGGTTGCCTGAGCCAGATAAGACCCAGCAGTTCCACCAGATGCGTGGTTAACCACGATT